GCTAGACCCTTCAACGATGTAGTAAAAATATCAAGAAGCGTCGTGGCCTGAGTGCCAGTAAGGTCTTCCACGTTGCCGGTTGCTGCAGTAACTCGACCACGAAGGCGGGCAGTAGCAATCTGGGCCAACTTGGCGTTAGAGATAGAGTTGTTGTCGACGGTCCATACTGTTCCAGATGCTGAGACAGTAATATCGCCCTTGTCACCGTCTGAGATACCGGCTCCGCCGGGAGGAGCGGCCCAAGTACCGTCTGCGCGGAGGAAGTTAGTAGTGCCGCCTGCGCCAGCTGTGGGGACATGAATGGCGGCGTTGTCGAGGTGGTCGTGGGCCTGGTCGATACCCGTTTCCATCTTGTTAAGGTTCGCTGCGCTAAGCGGCGTTGCCGTAGATGGTGAATTAGCCCAAGTAGTTGGCGTATAAGCCATTTCGAAACTCCTTTCTTAGATCGTATCGGGATACACAGTTGTAGACGGGTAGCGATTTGTCGCGGGAAGTGGAAGCAGGACATCTGCTCCGGCATCCATTAGAGTTAGAACCTCAAGTGCCGAGGGCATACGAGGTCCACTTGACGCTACGTCATACAAAACTTCCTCGATGTAATTCAAGGCATTCAAAGGCGCCTTGGTCGAGTCAATGACAATATGTGAAACCGGTCGGGTGTTAGCCACCGACTTATCGGGAATACAACTATACGACCACCCGAACAAGTCTGGCTCTGCCGAGGAATCAATTGTATTAGACTCAACAGCATCGGGAACCAAACTAACATTGTAAAGCAGATGGATCTTATAACCTTTGTCGAGTCCTTCTAGATCGTTTCCAATCTTAGTCCTGTATGACAAGTTGAAGTTAAACTCTGAGGGTTGGTCATCAAAGAACACGCCCAGATTCTTGTCTTCGTATCCTAGGAAGGGTAGAAGAATGTCTGGGTATGTGTACGCGGTGATGCTTCCACTGTGTCCACCATAAACTGTCTGGTGTCCGTACACTTGACCGTCAAGGAACAACTGTTCTCTAGATCGAATGAATGGGTCTCTTGTAACCGAAACTAATCCATTCCAGGCGGCGTAAGTCCCATCTGCATAGACAACACCCTTATCGATGCCATCTTCGTAAAGCTTTGCTCCGGGTTCATTCCACAAGACTGCGGGCATAAGATCCTCCTTTCTATCCGCTAGTTCCCAATGCTTGACGTCGTTGCTCGTTTAGAGCATGCTGCTGAGAAAGGGCGTCGGAACGACTCATCCGCTTCTGCTTGGAGTTCTTGATTCCGTAGATACGAATCAAGTTAAACAACCGATTCAAGTTCCAGTGTTGCGTCTCGAATGGGATGTTAGATTGCACCATCCAGTAGTAGATGATCTCCGAGGTAATCACTTCCCTAGAGGGTGCTCCGCGACTCTCAGAGAAAACCGTTGCGGAGTTTTTAGCGTCTAGGTAGTTGTTAATCTGAGTCAGATTCTCTTCGGTCAGACGACCAAATACCTCTTCGTCAGATAACGCATGAGTACACATGCATTTCACATAACTATAGAGTTGTTCTGGTGTGCGTTCTCCCTTTGCAAGGAAAGGCACTTCCCAAATCGACTCCCATTTTGACAGGGAGACCAGAGAATGCTCTAGATGGAGCACAACGTCGCCCTTTGTGAAGAACTCTCCGGTTGATTCGTCGTAGAATTCTTGTCCTGGGACAGTAATAGTAAGCATTCTCTGGCCTCCTTTCTGTCATTACGGTCGAGTGAACGACCAGTCGCTGTCCGACTTCGGGTCCAGCACGTAACCGGCATCCGGAACTGCGGTGACAACCACCGTAGTACCGGTACCGATCGCCGTCTGAGCACCCGCGGTCTTGAGTACGCCATCGATGTACCACTTGATGCCGGTGACGGCCGGCAGAGTGATGACACCGGTGCCCGAAACGAAGGTCGGGGCGTTGGCGTTGGTGAGAAGGACAACCGTAGCCGCTCCGCCAGAGAAGAGCGCAGCGACAGCCTGCGGGGTCGGGAGGGACGCGTTGGTGCCCGCCGTTCCGTACAGGAGGTTCTCCAGGTTGGTCAAAGCAGCGCCAGCGACCTTGGTCGAGTCGATCTCGATGTACGAGGTCGGCGCGAACTTGATGGAGTTGATGGTACCCACCTCGACCTTGGTGGTCATGACTTCCCAGCTAAACGTGATAGCCTCAGGCGAGTCATTGATCGTGCCGAAAGCACGCTCGGTCGGCGACGCGATACCGTTGTAAATGAGGTGCAGCTTGTAACCCTTGTCCGTGCCGTCGACATCGTTACCGATGCGTGAGCGGTACGAAAGACCGAAGGGCTTGCGCAGCTGCTGACCGATCTGAACACCCGAGTAGGGCGAACGCGATCCGTCGCACTGAGCAAACTGCGTCGGGTAGGTGTAGGCCTCGATCGTTGCGGCAAACTCTTCCGCAGAGCGAAGGTCGACGTAAACCTGGTTGTCTGCATACTGCTTGTTGCTCTCGGCACCCGAGGGCGACTCAGTAACAGCGGTCAGACCGTTCCAGGCATAACCCGTGTCATAAACCCCACTTGCATTGGGGAGGTAGAGGACTCCGCGATCGACACCCGTCTCGTAGAAACGCTCGCCGAACTGGTCCCATTGCAGAACTGGCATTGTTTTACCTTTCTAGAAGTAAAGCGTAAAAACGTCATGATTCAGATTGTCAGCTGCGAAGCGTCTATCATAGCTACACAAAGGCAAATCCAAAACAGACTCTGGGATGGAACTATCCGGATCACGGTCAATAACCGTCACCGTGTAACGAGTTGTATTCCGATACTTATCGTTACCTGCGTGAAGCGTCAGTACATCCGACTTGTTGTAGACGATGCACGGATACTCCATACGCAAACCATTAGGCGGTTGGTAATATACTTTGGGAGTAATGTCTGTCAGTTGAGCGTGAAGCTCAAGACGGGATCGGCCCATTGTATACACCCCCTAGTCTCAAAATTAGACGAGGACTCTGAACCTCAATCTCTTGAACGGTCCAGCGTGACCCCATCCACTTAATATACCTAATGGCATGAAAATTCTCATAGGCATAAGCATCAGCAACTACGCTGATTGAGTTGCTTACGGAAATATCATTGTTAAGCCGTTCGCCCTCCGAACTCTGGACTGTGTTTCGGACAACATCACCAAAATATGATCTTTCAGTAATCTCATCTATCCACACACCAGAGTTCGGAGGGGTCTCGGCAGATACACCGTAACCAATCTCACCATGGTATCTAGCCATTAGTGAGACCTACCTTATCAGGCGCGGTTAAAGAGCCAGGTGGACTTCTGGTTGTTGGCGATCGCGTAACCAGCGGCCGGAACAGCCTTCACGCGCAGGTAACCACCCGCGGGGATAGCGGTCTGAGCGCCAGTGGTGAGCGTAGCACCGGTCTCGGCGTTGATGTAGGTGACGTTAGCCGTAGCAACGATCGTCACAACACCAGTGCCGGAGACATAGGTCGGGTCGTTAGGCGTAACAACACCATTGGCGTTGGCACGAGCAACGGTGACCGCAGTCTTCCACTTGGTGAGCGTACCAGAGACACGGGTCTCGATCAGGTACTTGTACTGGTTGTAGTCGATGTCAAAGTCATCGAACATACCGATGTTTCCACCCTTGTCGGCACCAAAGGTGTAGTCCGACATGTTGACCAGGATGGCCAGGATCGGTGCGTTGTTGAGGACACGGCCCTCAAGCACCTGGGTGGTAACAAAGTTGGAGACGCGCATAGCCGCAGCCAGCTCCGCCTCAGTCTTGTAGATACGCTGCCCGGTGGTGTCCTTGACGAGCAGGAGCTCGGTCAGGAAGTCCTCGGTGCAGAAGCACGTCGGGTTCGAACCACCCTTGTAGTTCTTGCGCAGCTTGACGAACTCATCCACAACCGCGTCACCGGTGACGCCAGCGCCAAGGGTAACCTTGTGGGTGTAGAAGTCGTTGTCGTAAGCGATCGGACGGATGTTGCTCTCGTTGATCTTGTCAACGTCGTCAACTTCACGGCCGTCGCCGACCAGCGCAGCGCGAGCAAGCTCCTCATCGAGCATGACGCGCATCTCAGCCTTGATCCACGCGACAACGTCGAGGTCCGTGATGTCGATGATGTCGTCACGGTCAAGCTTCTGCTTCTTGTACAGCGTGGTGGGGGTAGTCGTTCGCTTCGTGATCGCGAAGAACTCCTCCTTCTTCATGTTACCCTTGACGTAACCCTTGGCACGGGCCTCGTCCCACGTGATGTCGGCCGACAGGCTCTTAATGCGCGAGAAGGGGGACTTGCTCGCACCATTCAGGACCTTCGGGACCCAATCCATCGGACGGGAGACCCACTGGGGGGCGTTTCCGTCAACCGTCTTGGCGTCCGGGAACAGGATGTCAATGTTCTGGATGCCGTACTCCTGCGCGTGCTGGAGGAACGACTCCTTGAGCGAACCATACTTTTCAGCGTCGTCGACAATCGACTTCAGCTGGTCGTGCGTGAGAGCCGGGCGAGGGGCCGGAGCACCGGTGCCGCCGTGCGTCTCAAAGACGTTGTGCGTCATTTCTGAACCTTCCTGGTGTTCGAGGGTACCCTCGCCATTGTTGGTTTCGTCTGCCTCGGTAGCAGACTGCTTCACTTCGCCGCCCTGCTCTACTGCGACACCGACCATGTAGTGAAGGACGTCCTTCTGCTCATCGGTCATACCATCGTAGATCTCGGCGACCGTCTTGTCGTCCGCGTGCTCGACGACAGGCTCTGTGGTGGTTTCCACGGGTTCTGCCTTTCCGCCCGAGTGACTGAACTCAAGGCCGGTGTAGATGATTGCCTCATCCTCGATCGTCTCAACCGAGCCGTCGGAGTGTGCTACACGAACGTAGTCGATCAGCGCACCCGGGTTGGCTCCTCGAAGAACAAGGGAGACCTCATTGATGATCCCGTGGAAGACCTGCTTCGATCGCTCCACGAGCCTATTAGCGTGAATAGACATAGCATTCACGTCGCCATGCTGAACGGCCAGCTTCATGTGCTGACCCTTAGGCGTTTCATTGAAATATGCATGACCATACACGCCATCGGCACGATGCTCAAGCTTCACGTGACCCAGAACATTCTCTGGCTCTCCGTGACCATGCTGCCACACGAGCGGAACAATCTCTCCGTTCATGTGTTGGAACGCATCCGGCATAATCGTTCGGCCGTCAGCGCACTTGAGTCCTGCCTTGGTAACGTAGCCAGAAAAATCTGCTTCCATTTTGACAGTTCTCCTTTCCTTTAGTGGTCAACGGCCTTGTCGCCGCTTTCTGGTTGTGGTTGAGCTGCCGGATTAACTGGCGGCTTTTCCGTTGCTGGTTGCGGCATGTTGCTGTTAATCAACTTGTCAGCCTTTGGGTCCTTCGAAGGCTTCCAACCAACGACGCCACGCATCTCATTACTAGTTGCAATCTCATTCCGAACAAACTTGTCTGCAATCTCAGCTAGCTGAGTGACAGGAACAAGCTTAAATGGATCGGAGAAGTACCTAATAGCCTGCTTTTGAGTCCTAGCAGTCTTAGTGAGGAACTTCCGCTCCATGTTTGCAGTTACTGCCGAAACAAGTGGCTCGATGGTTCGGCTGTGGTAGTTAAGCATAGCCTGCTCGTCTGCCGTACCGTTCATTACCTCGGCGGTTAGACCCAGCTGGC